AAACTTTTTATCGTTATAGCCTTTTTTTTTTTTTTTTTCTTTTCCCATAGCTTCTCAAATATATAGTGTATTATTGTCATTAATATAGAAATGAAAAGTCCGAACCATGTTGCATGCCAATCACCAAACCAAAGTCTAGCCATCAAAATACAAATAATGATTGAGAGAACTCTCCACACTATAACTTTTAAAATCATTTGCGTATTGTCATTAGATAACAAACTAAAACTCCTAATGCAACAAACATTGCAGTTACAAACATTGCATCTACTTCCATGTTGTACTTCCCATTAATTCAGTCATACATGCGACTGTATTTAATTCTTTATCAGCAACAAATGCTGCTTTATATTGATAGTCAGCCAATATTACGACTGCCTGTGGAATAGAATTAGGTTCAATGTATTCGTACATTGAGTCATATATTCCACGAAAGATTACTGAAGAATCAATGTCACTATTAAGTCCTACCCACTTTCTCATTTCACGAAAGTTTTTAGTTTTAATGTGAGAGGCTACTTCTGCAATCTTTTTATTATTAAGAGTAACCAAAACATCACTTTCCAACTCTCCAGTAGATGAGAACTTTTGACATTCATTCAAAACTCTTCGCCAATCTGGTGCATATTTCATTATTAGCTCAGCTACAACTTGTTTGTTATAACTTACCTTTTCACCTGATAATATAGTTTCTAGTCTTTCAAGAAACTGAGCACAGAGTTTAGCTAAGTCATCTTTATTTGTATTAAACTCAATAACAGAACATCTTGAATGAAGTGGCTCAATGATTCTATTCTTAAAATTACATGTTAGAATGAATCTACAACTAGCACTGAACTCTTCGATAAAAGCTCGAAGTGCAGGTTGAGTTGATTGCGCATTCAAGTAGTCTGCCTCATCGAGTAATACTACTTTATGTTTCCCATTATGCAATGACACCGAAGATGCAAATTGTTTTATCTTCGAACGTAATGTATCAATACCACTTTCTTCTGATGCATTGATTAATAGGACATCAAGGTCAAGCTCATTACATAGAGCTCGAGCAACCGTGGTCTTTCCTAAACCGGAAGTACCACTTAAAATAAGATTTGGTATTTCACCCTGCTCAACAATCTTACTAAAGATTTTCTTTAGACCGATGGGTAAAATAGTTTCTTCAATTGTTTTTGGTCGATACTTTTCGACCCATAAAAAATTATTCATAATATAAAACTCACTAAAAATTAATGGTGCCTGTTCACCCTCCGCACCACAGGGGGTAAGAAGTTACTCTGTTACAAGCTCTTCTGCTTCATCAATATTCAAGGTTTCAGGTTCACCTTCTTCTCCTTGAATTGCTGGACCATCAGCTGGGTTACCAGCGTCATCACGTGGTTGGTGATATTCGACAAATGTCACCAAGCGATTACGCAGAGTTCCAACATCGGAAAGCTCCGGTCCTTCAAAACCTCCCCGCTTAGCGACAGTATCAATAATCGCAATCATAACGGAGAAGTCGCCGAGGTTGATTTCAGGTGGAGCACCTGCATCACCCTGTGCTGCGGCATCAGCATTATATGTTTCTTTATCTGACATAGTATTATCCTATGGTTGAGGTTTTTTCTAGTGCTATCCAATATTCAGCTACTGGACACTTCCAACTCGAAATTAATTTATTAGATATTTGAACTTTATAATTCTGTCCATTAATCAACTTCAAGTTAGATATTAAAAATTGATATTCATTACCCATGCGTTCACTTACATCACCATTAAAGTTCATATTAGACACAATGTCTAAAGTAAATGTATTAGCAGTAGGATTATTAGGGTCACATACTTTTGCTTCTACCCATGTTTCTGATTTCTCATTGTCTTCTTTAATAGAAATCGAAAGAACAGGATGTCCTAGTGCAGAAGCTGCTTTTTTGATTTGACCAATCTGCTCAGCTGTAAATTCAAACTCAAAGTTACAATCTGGCATATTTACATTAGCTGGAGGTGCAGTCAAAATTTCAGTATTAGCAAATCGATATTCAACTTGAGTTTTATCACCTTTGATTTTTACTGCATTATTAGTAAACTCAAGAGTTGGATTGTCGATAAGATTAAAAGCAGATAGAAACTCATTCAAGTCATAGATACCAAAACCATTCTCAAAGGTTTCAGTGATATCTGCAGAAGCCATAATATTCTTGGCTTCGCTAATGGTCTTTAGATTAGACCCTGCCGAAACAACTAAGTTCGGATTGATATTAGAGAAGTTCTTTAAAACTTCGATAGTTTTTTCACTTAATTTCATAGTATACTCCAATTTATTTATAAAGTTACCTCGTTCCTTTTTACAGGAACGAGGGTTTTTATTGAGGTTAGGTTAGGTTATTGCTTTCGCAAATTATTTTATTTCATCGAAAATACTTTTGATTTTTTCCTCTTCGGTTTGATTTTCGTCACTTGACTCTTCTCCGTAGTTAACATCGGCGTCAACTTTGGAGTAGAGGTCGAGGAACGCATCTTTGGTTTCTTCGTCGAATCGACTGATGCAGAGAGCGATACTCTTCATACGGTCGTTGAAAATTTTGTAGGTCTTGGTTATGTGGCATAACCGGCGAGTTGAGATAACTTCATCGACTCCGTCAGCTTCGAATGTTTTTCGAATGACATTTGACCAGGCGATTAGTTTTTTAAGAAAGTCTTCATCGAGTGAATCGTACTTGAGCATGTGAGCCTTGACGATTTTTTCTTCAACTTGTGGATTAGGAAATGGCTGGTCAATTGCGGCCACGAATCGCTCGAGGAACGCATCGTCAATGATTGAAGCGGCGGTGTATCGTCCGTCATCTGAACCACGACCTTTGGTATTTGCGGTGGCAATCACATTGAAGCCAGGAGCTGGTTTGATTACCTCGCCTGTCTTTTTCAGAAGAACAGGGTTACCTTCGAGAACTCCTTGAAGACACATAATCTTGTTTGTGGCTCGGTCAATCTCGTCAATTAATAAAATGGCACCTTTTTCCATCGCCTTGATGACTGGACCTTTTTGGAAAACGGTCTCTCCGTTAATCAAACGGAAACCACCAATCAAATCGTCCTCATCGGTTTCTGGTGAAATCTGAGCTCGAACATATTCTCTGCCAGTATTAGCACAGACTTGTTCGACCATCATGGTCTTACCATTTCCGCTGGGGCCGGAAATGTAAATCGGATAAAACATCTTGGACTCAACAACTTTTTTGATGGTGTTGAACTCGCCCCACTTGATGTATTCGGCGACTTTTTCTGGTATGTAAACCTCGTCGTCAGTGACTGATTGGACTGATTGGTAATTCATAACCGGAGTGGCGACATTGGCCATTGCGGTTACAGGAGCATCAGTGACAACATTGTCGTCGGACGGGAATGAATAATAACCTCGCTTAGAACCGGAGGTCATATATTTGTAGACTACGTTGTAGCCTTCGGAATCTTTCATGCCGAGCTTCTTGGAAGCAGCGATAATAGATTTACGAGAGTGCTCACCTGAGCCCAACTCGGAGGCCAATTTTGTCGCATTGGCGGCGATGATTTTTTGTCTTTCAATTTGATTCATAACTTAACCTTATTTTCTCAATTTTGTATCTATATATTACGATAGTTGCAGCCCAATGTAAAGGAAAAAAACACCAAATATGCATTTTTTTTAAGCTTCGAGAATGCTCTCAATGCATCTCGTAATCTGGTGTTAATCTTATCTATTAGGCTATTCATATAAATTCTGTTCTCGTGCATTCTCACCTTAACTAATTGACTCAGCGAATTTTCTCATTAGGATTCGTACGTTTTTCGAGGAGCTATGGTGTTTGGCGAACTCTCGGGCCAGTTTGTTTTGAGAGGCTCTTGACTCTGCCATGCTCTTACCTGATTTGTCTTTGATGTCAGTTTCGAACTCTTGCTCTTCTCTAATATCAACGTTGGTGTCTAAAATGTAATAATCGGAGTAACCCATTCTGTTAGGCATGTGGACATGTTTCTCTTTTTTCCAAATCTTTTCGTATTTTTTGCGAAGGTCGTACATTTCGCTATAAGTCATGTCATTGCGTAATGCTTTTGAAATTCTGTCGGCTACCATTCTCTTACTCTCTGGTAAGAAGTACCCAATCATGTTGACTCCGTAATGTTGACCCACAATTTGGTTGAGAGCTTCGGTGTCATATCGTCTTGAAGATAACTTGTATGTTTTGCCATCGAGCTCGAGGCATCTACCATTTCGGCCACGATTCCATCTGTCTGTCGTGAACATTCCGTGAGAGTCGCCATCGGTCAAAGTAATCACATTGAGTTTTTGAACTCTATGTTTGGCTCGGAATCTTTTAATAAGATGTCCAATATTTGCAAGACTCTCGTCAAGAGGAGTACCACCGAGACCTTCTTCGTCCGGCACCAACCAACTTGAAGAATAATAAGAGTGGCGAGTCTTACCATAGAGCCATAGGAAATGGCGAGCTTTTTCTCGAACTCCTTTTGGCATGTCACTTGAAAGTAATTCGTTTTGAATCAGAGAGCGACAATCAATCTCATTTTTGAAAAATCTGTCATCACTTCCGTCGTGACCCATTGATGTGAATGAAATAACTGTATAAGGAACTCCAACTCTGTCACAGAACTCTGTGAGATTTAAAATCTGATTAATAACACCGGTCAGCACTGAACTCATAGAGCCAGAATAGTCAACGAGGAAAATCATTCCGTGAGACTTGGCATCGGCAAGAGTAGTGACTGAAGAAAAGATTTGGTCATCATATTTGTATTTGTGAAGTTTGGTCACATCGATTGAACCGGTGCGAGAAACTTTAGCTCGAGAATATTGATAAGCTGCTTTGCGTTGTTCGAACTCTCGAACGAGAATGCCAACTTTTTTCTTAGAGTCTTTTTTAAATTGTAAATATTTGTCCATACTTTTGGAAGCAGTTCTCTCATACATCGCAATGCCAGAATCATTATCATCGTGAACTCTCAAATTTTTGAGATGCTCAACTCGTCGATTCATAACTTTTTTGTAATCTGAAAACTGGCGATAGAAGTTGTCTTTTGAAGAAGGCAACATTTTGTAATACCCGCCATTTTGATTTTCTTCATCTTCTGAATTGTTGTCATTGAAAGCTCTTTGAGTTTCTGAAATAAATTCGTGAGATAACTCTTCATTACCATCGGTTGGTGAAGTCTCTGTTGATTCTGATTCGTCGTCAGTTTCTTCTGAATCGTCACTTGAATCAATTCCTTTTGAAACCTCTGACTCTTCGCTAGAATCATCGTCATCGTCGGAACTTGTTGAGTGAGATTCTTCTCCGTCATCTGAAGTATCGTCATCATCTGGTGACCAAGGAGAAGGTGGCGTTTCGTCAACCTCTGACTCTTGCTCTTCTGAATCTTTTGATGGTTTGGACTCTTCGATATGTTTATCGCCATCATCGTCTTTCTCGAGTTTCTCGTCTTCTAATCTTTTGAGAACTTCGTCATAAAGAGAAAGAACTTCATCAAATGTTTCTGCCGCATAAGCTCTCTCAAAAATGTCTCTCTCGTCATCTGAAAGAGGAACATCAATAATAGTACCAATCTTGGCGTGGAGATTTAAGCGATCTAAAAATGACAACTCAGAGATATCTTTGTCAGCTATCTCGAAAAAATTCTTTTCATGTAACTCGGTATAACCCTCTTTGAAATAACGAGGAAGGCCAGGATAAGTGGCCTGAATCTTTCGCTCGATGCGAATATCTTCGAGAACATTTACAATATCGAAATGAGAATATTTGACTTTAGACTCAGGGTCATCAAAGAACTCACCAGGAGTCCAAAGAGCATGTCCGACTTCATGGCCGAGGAGCATGTCATAAACAGACTTGGACTTGTCGGACCAATCTGGTAAACCGAGGACTCGGTTCTTAATATCGAAATAAGCTGTCCGAAAATTTCCGTGAGTCACGGTGATATTTTCTTTGGCCAATAATTTACCGAGAGCTGAACGTCTCTCTTTTTGAAGAATTAATTTATCATCTGTCATATTGTCTAACCTCATTTTCTATTAATATATTACGATAGTAACAGCTGAATGTAAAGAGAAAAAGCAACGTAAATGCATTTTTTTAATTTGACTTAAAGCCATATACCGCAGGGGTTTATGCACTACTGTGACATTATGTCACTAATTTTCTTTGATTTTACTGAAATTATTTTGCTTCTCGAACTCGATTTTGGCTGGAAACTTACCATCGAGGAGGTCTTGCTTATGAGATATAATAAATGTATTAGTACCTTCATCTAATGTATACAAGATTTTCAGTAGATTATCCACGCCATCTGCGTCAAGTGAGGAATCAAATGTTTCGTCTAACATTAATAGATTTGTATTAGCAGAGTTCTTCATTCTAGCGATTTGTCGCCAAGAGAATAATAATGCTAAATCAATACGTTGTTTCTCACCTTCGGAGAAAGATGCATAACTAAAATCATCACGATGTCTTGAACGAATTGTTTCATCAAAGTTTTCGTCAAGATTGAAAGAAACGAAAAAGTCTAATACCTGTAAATGTTTATTAATTAAGTTATTCATAACAGGTAGATATTCTTTTATAATCTTTGTTTTGATTCCTGTATCTTTGAGTAACTCATAGAGAGCATCATAGTATGCTCTAAGTTCTGTCTGCTTAGACTTCTTTTCAGTCTCTTGTAATTTAGATTTATTAAACCCGTCTAAATCTTGTTCAGTCTTCGAAGTATCTGCAGATGGAGTATTAATCTTTTCTTGTATCTTACGAACTAATTCTTTTTTTTCATTAATAGTTTTAAATACACTTTGCTGGTCGGAAGATAATAGCTTTAACTCATAGAACCTATCATTCAATGTTTTGTATTCTGCTTCTGTAGCTTCTAAAGTTTCTTTTAATTTATTTAAACCAGTTTGAGTTGTCTCAATATCTAATTTAAATTTAGTAATAGACGTCTCTCTCATTTCTTGAGACATCTCTTGTTTACATGTAGGGCAAGATGTATTATCTTCAAAGAACTTTTTCTGTGATGTTAAGTTTGAAATCTTACCACCTATCTGACCTTCAAGACTATTAAGTTTTCTTTTCTTCTCCTCAAGAGTGTCAAGCTCTACTCTGTCTGGTTCAGGCCCTGCTATCTTTTCTCCAATCTCAAGATAACGACTATTCAATTGTTCAATTTCTTCTTCTAAAGTATTGATACTATCTTGGAGTTCTTTTTTCTTTTGCTCATCTAATGCAGTCAGTTCACTTAGGTGTTGATGAGAAAGACGTATCTGTTCATTCAGCATATGAATCTGATGTTCTGTATCTGATATCTCACTTTTTAATATTGTGAATCTTTCTTTTAGTAAAACATTCATCTTACTGAAGACATTAATATCAAGTAACTCTTCTACAACATTTCTTCTTTGATAAGCAGGTAGTTGCATAAAAGGAATAAAGTTTGATGAGCCAAGAACAACTACTTGATGAAAAGATTTATGGTTTAACTTAAGAACATTTGTCTCTAAAAGTTTCTGATAATCTCTCGCGTGCGACTCTTGATTTAACATCTTACCATTTCGGTAAATCTCAAAGATGTTTGGTTTAGCTCCACGAATAATTTTATATTCTGTCGACCCTATTGAAAACTCGATAGTGACCAATAACTTCTTTCCATTAATAGAGTTTATCAATTGTCCTTTATTGATTGCTCTATGGGGTTTACCAAACAATGCAAAAGATAACGCATCTAACATTGTTGATTTACCAGAACCATTATGTCCTACAACTAATGTGGATTTATCTTTATTTAAATAGATTGTGGTTTCTTTGTCACCAGTCGAAAGAAAATTCTTATAAGTTAATTTTTTAAATACTATCATTGGCTTGAGCTTCTACATATAATTCTTGTAGCATTTTCTTAAGTTTATCATTATCTAAATTTGTTTCGGTTGCATCAACATAATCATTTAATAGAGTCTGTGTACTAGCAGTTGAAATCTTTTCATCGTCAACTGAAGAACTTTGATACTCTTCAAACGTTTCTATTATTTTCACCTCGTGAGGATTGAAATTATAAACCTTTTCTAAGAATTTGTCAAACTCAAAAAGGTCTTTTTTGGAGATAACTACGATTTTAATATACTTACCTTTTACCATGTGTTCACGTAAAGCAATCGGATTTTCTTCGTCGTAAGTTATCTTTTCAAATAAAGTATGTGGATTCCTTACTGGAGTTATCTCACGAGTTTCTGTATCGAATATGTGAAAGTACTTAGGGTCTCCTGCATCTGACCATGTTAATTCTAATTGAGTACCAAGGTAAGTAACATTGTCTTGAGTTGACTTGGTATGATAATGACCAGAATAAACCGCATCAAATCTTTTTAATTTACTTTTATCCATACCATGCGATTTAATATTAGCATTAGCCATATATTTAAATCCACCAAGTTCGAAGTGACCCATTATAATCTGTGATTTAGTATTCTCTAAAAACTTCAGACACTCAGATTCATTATCTGAACATATCCATGGTACCATACCAATTTGTACATTATCTAGTTTTAAATCGACACATTCTTCGTATATGGTTACAGAATCATCATATTCAGACAAACATTCTCTTAATGAGTTAAGTTGATTTGTATTTTTATAATAGACGTCGTGATTGCCTGGAATAATATACATATGTATTCCTCTTTCACGAAGTACATCTAAGAATACTCGTTTGTTCTGATTAAGAGCTTTGAAATTGATATACTTACGATGTTCAAAATAATCACCAAGATGTAAGATAGTATCAATGTTATTTTCTTTTAGGTATGGAAAAAATACCTTAGTGTAAAAGTCTTCTGCATTGTTTAAGAATACTTCACTACCGTTCTTGACACCACAATGTGTGTCATTCAATATCGCAATCCGCATAATATAATTTTAATCCGTTAAAAAGTCGTCTATAGTTGATGTTGTCTTTGGCTTTCTACGAGATTTGTTTTTGATTTTTTTACCGAACTCTTTTATCTTATTATCTCTATCACGAATTTGAGACGTCTTATGTCTTATTCTTTCAATGATAGAATCTGAGTCATTATAATCACCAGTATCCATAAAGGCTCCGGCTCCAGCATAATCGATATACAATTCTTTTATATCTTGTTGCCTTTTCTCTTTTGCAATTCTTCGTAGAAACGCATAATATGATATTTGAGTAAAGTAAGCAAATGCATTAGGAAGGCCTGTACGTGTTGCTTTATTAATATCATAATTCATAATTGCTTTAATACAATTTTCGACAGCATCCATTACCATTTCTTCTCGATATGTATACGAAATGAAATTTGGCTTATGTGAAAGACCTTCAGCTATTTTAAGAAAACACTCACCAATATAATTAGGGATGTTAGGCTCATCTTCGCCTTTACCTCTAGATTCTATTGCAAGGTTTACGTAATCTACAACAGCTTGAGAAAACTCTTTATTATTAACATAATGCTCTTTTGCTCGCTTTTCTCTCTTTTTCTTCATAATGTAGTTATAATATATCACAGAATATAAAATTAATCAATAAAAAAATGCATTTTCTTTATTTTTATCTTTACATCTGTTGACAAAGTTTGTATAATAGTATAGTTCAATACAAAGACCACCAGGACTCAGTAACGGTCCCAAGGGTTCTTTTTCTTTTTCTTCTTTATTTCTTCAACCTCATAAGGTTTGCTAAAGTCGAAGTCCACATCTTCAAGTTCTTCTTCTTCATTAGTAGAATCAACTACAGGAGATAACAACTTAAGGATTTCATTTATTTCCTCTTTTGGAAGTATTAAAGACATCATGTGATAAAGACCGAATTGAAAGTAATTGCGCCTTAACATTGTTGATGCTTCGTGGCTCGAAACTATTGAGGAATCTCTTAGGAATACAGGTTGAGATATTTCAGTCATACACCATTGTGTCAGTCGCATCTTACCTTCTTCTAAATTTATTTTTACTGGATTAATAACAAAGATAACTTCTTGGTCTAAATCATAATCAACCTCTTCTGCCATAATATAACTACCATCGTTTAAATGGTAACAAAAGATTGACGCGTCTTCTATTTTACTTTTTTCGAATGTTGTCATAGTGGTATCTCGTGTGTTTGAAAATTAAACTTCTCCTTAGCATATAACTTGATTCTATCAATAGCATGATTTAATGTATAATTTTTTCTCGTTTTCCACGAAATGTCATCAGCTATATCATAAATTGTAGTCATTTGATTATTATCTGCTTTTCTTAATCCTCGCCCTATCGATTGTAATACTCTTATTTGAGATTTAGTCGGTGAAGCGAATATTATATTATGTAGATTTCTTATATTTATACCAGTCGAAAAGGTCCCTACACTAGCCACGATAATAGCATTATTTTCTTTCTCGGTTAACTCACGAATTCTTTCTCGTTCATCAGCCCCCACTTCACCAGCTACAAAGAAAACTTTTCTTCCTTTGGCTTTTTCACTTATATCTTTATATAGGGGTTTACCATGTTTAACCACATAGTTGTATAAAACTAAAGTATTACCTTTTTGGTCAAGAGCTAGATTTCTAATAAATTTATTTCTACCTTCATGCGTTACTAACCAATCTATTTCTTCTTGGTATTTCTTTTTACCAAACCCCTTTCTAACTTCATCACTATATTTAATTACTAATGCTTGTATTTTCATTTGAGCTAAAGTATCTGAATCCATTAGAGCTCGAGTTGTAGTTACCTTATAAACCGGCCCGAAGCACCCTTCTAAAACTAACTCATGAACTTCTGACCCGTCCAGAGTTCCTGTGGTTCCTATTCTAAGCCATGCATTTCTTAATTTATCCATTATAGTTGTTAAAGACTTAGCTTTAAAATTATGTGCCTCGTCTCCAACTATCATTTCAAATTCTTCGAACCATGCTGGAGGTAATTTATAAACAGATTGCCAAGTAGATATAATTACTCTTTGGTCAATATTAATCTTTTCTTTACCTGAATATATTCTATGCATTGAATCTTCATCAAACCATTTATCATTCATTGCATAGTCTAAAAAGTCTTTATACATTTGTTCTACCAATGATGTAGTAGGTACAATGATAAGACATTTTTGTTCAGAGTTTTCTAAGAACCATCTAATAAGTATGTAAATAATAAGAGACTTACCAGAACCCGTAGGGGATATCAACACCGCCCTTTGATTAGAGAGAGCATGTTTGACGGCATCTATCTGGTAGTCTCTTGGTTCAATCTCATCACCACCTACAGTAAGAGGTAGCTCTTTGATGAACTGGTCACAATCAGTAAGCACTTTGTCTGTAGCAACGTCAGAAGCCATATCGACTTCATAATTTCTTTCTTCAGCAAATCTTAATACATGTTCAAGTAATCCATAAGGAAGCGTTTGATTTCTTGAATTAAATAAACGAATCTTTCCGTCCCACAATTTATTCCTATAAGCAGGCATAAATTTATAACCTTCAGCATAGAAGGTAAAACGTTCTCCGAGTTCTCGCAATGAACCAGAGTCATTTGATTGTATCACTAAAGATACTTCGTCTTTTTTACGTACCTGAAACAAACTTCTTCCAATCTATAATATTTTTAACATGGGTATGTCTCCAGCGAATAGTACCCATTATTTCTTCGAGTACATTACTTATTGCTTTTTGATATTCTATCTTTTGTTTGATAGTAGTAATATCTTTATCGGAGTCATAATAAAATTCTAATTCTGACTTCAGTGGTTTAGTGCTACCATTAAATGGGTCATATGCCCAACCTCTTTCGTCCATTTGTTGTTTGGTCATCTTACCAGTGAAGTATAACCATTTATCTTTCTTTAACGAATTCAGGTCAGCATCTAACTTAGCTAACTGAAGACGATTCACATTTACCAGTTCTAAATACTTGGCATGAAGTTTTGATGTTTTCTTAGTCTCGTCATCTAGGGCAAGGTCATCTATTTCACAATCGACCTTCCACATTTCCATAATCTTATCAAGTGTCATATAATATATTTATACTTTATTTTATAATAGTAAATCTGTCGTATCTAAATGTAATATCTGTTTGTAAAAATTCTATGTCTGAGTTTTGTGTATCAAATTCTACTCCACCGATTGAAACTGGGAATACATTAGAAAATCTAATCTGTTTATTTAATGTATTATTATTACTTAAAACAGATAGAACCATATCGTGTACTTCTATCTTTGTTTCATTCTTAACCATCCAGTTTAATAATTCGGTATAACCTTTCATATCTTCATCAACAGCCAATCTCATTGAAAGAGAATCGAAAGATAAAGTTTCACCTGGAACATAACCCTGAGCATTCTTATAATTAATTTGTGTCTCGCCAAGATTCACTGAAGGCATTGAAAATTGAGTCACAAAAAATTCGGTATTAGCAAACTCATTCCGATTAATAGTTAATCTAAAACCGGTTGGTGCTAATAAGTTTAAATTTGTAGTTAAGTTACTATTACTCATATTCTTATTTATATAAAAAAAGGGCCCTCTTTTCAGAGAGCCCTTAGTAAAGATTTATCTATTCGAATTAACCTTCGAAGTTGATATCTCTAACTTTAAACTTGCGGTAATACTGATTACCTGCAGAAGTCGTTCCTGCGGTGCCAAGAGTGGCAGCGAATGGATTCGCTACGATTCCGTAACGAGTCTTAAATGCCATTTTTGGTTGGAATGTAGTTTCGTCGATCGCACGAACCATTGTTAACGGAACGTAAGGGCAATAGAACATACCAGCATCAAATGGGTTTGTTCCTTTATATCCTACAGTTGCGTAATCAACAGTTGCATATGGGTCAACGTATACTTTCATTCTTCCGTTAAGAATACCTGCGAATGTATTTCCAGTATCGTCTACATTTAAGTTAGCAGATAGTGCTGGAGTATAATCCAATGAACCAGCTGCTGCAAGAGCAGATGCTACGTTAGAAGAACAAAGAACGAAGTTCCCTTTACCTCTACGTGTATCTTTTGCAATCTGATTCGCCTCAACTTCTAATTGGAAGATAAGAGACTTGAATTTTTCAACTAACCAACGACCGTCAGCGTCTGCTGTCAATGAGAAGATACCTGTTGATGCACCGGCAGACTCATCGATATTAGCTAGACCGATTCTTGCATCGTGAACGATGTTACGAATCACTTCACGGTTGATTTCAGCCAAGATTTCAGCTGAAAGGATGTTAGCCAATTCTGACTCTGCATCCAAACCATGAACTGCTTTAAGGTCTTGAGCAAGCTCCATTGAGTACTCAGCCTTTAGCTGTCTAGTTTTAGCAGTTACTGTTGTTCTGTCGATTGAGAAACCAGCAGCGTTGAAGTTATCACCTTCACCAATAGCTAAATCAGCTCCACCTGCAGGTTGGTAGTCGGCGTTAGTACCTCCTACGTTGCCTCCACCGAATGGTGAGTCAGATGTTGGTGTTGTACCTTTAGATGAGAAAGCTGTGTCAGCTTCGTCAAATAAGATTTCAGGTGAGTCAGATGTAACTGGTACAGTTGTTGGGTCATTTCTACGAGCTTTGAGCGCGAAGATTAGTCCGGTTGGTGCTGACATAGGCTGAACACCAGCTACGTCATAAGCAATAAGGTTAGGCATTGCACGTCTAACCATAGAAATAAGAATTGGGTCGAAGGCTGTTCCTACGGCACCAACTCCAGCGGAAGAGGCTACAGTGTCTTCTGTCAATACACCAGCTTGATGAGCTGCATTCTCACGAAGAGCCATTTCTGTGTTTTCCAAAAGTTTTGCTGTAACCGCTTTACGATAATTATCTTTAATAGCAGGAGCTGACTCGTGGTCGAGTACTGCACCCCACTTTTTGATATCTTGTTCTGCGTTTAGCATAATAGTAATTCCTTTTTAATTGTTGGATTATTTAGTAATAAATGAACTGTTTTTCTCAAGGTTACCTAGAGCTGTTACATATCGAGCCATATCGGCAGGAATAGTTTGTTTTTGCTCTGCTGAGGTTCCCTCTACTACTACTTTAACATCACCAGATGCTTGAGTAGATTCTTTAATTTCTTCCTGTGAACCAGAGAAGAAAGTTTCCTTAACTGTCTGAACTTTTTCAGTGAATGCTTCTTCACTTTCAAACTCAGCGCCATCAAGTAGATGATTGAGTTTTTCAACTTGTGTAGAAGTTAAGTCTTGAGAATTTTCACGAATGATTTTCTCACGAAGCAACTCATCGAGTTTTTCCTGTAAGTCTTCCTTATCAGATTCAGCTTGCTCTAAAGCGCCATCCATTAATTTAACCTTTTCATCTAACTCAGAGACTAAATCTCTTTTAGCTTCAGGTACATCAATGTAAGACTCTGTAAATAGAGTTTGCAATCCAGTAATGAATTTTTCAGTGATTTCTGAACGAAGTTGTGATTCAACAACATCTGAATTTTCTTCAATCCAGTTTTCGACTACATAGCCTAGATAGTTGTCAATCTTTTCTATTAGAGTTTCACGAACAAATGTTACTTCCTCTTGCAAGTCAGCACTGAATTGTTCTTCTAATTGAGTTCTGATATCATAAACTTTGTTAGCAATAGCTGCTTCAAAAACAACTTGAGCTTTAGTTTTGAAATCTTCACTTAGATTAGAATCAGCTTGTACCAATAAATCAACTTCTGATTCAAGGTCAAATGATTCGTCCATAGATTTAGCTTTCATCATTTCTTTCTTCAAGTCGTGATAACTTGCTTGCAGAGATGATTTCTTTTGAGACTTAATCATTTTATAAGCTGCTTGAAGTAAGTCACCCTTATTAAGATTCTTGGCTGCATCAGCTGATTTTTTAGCAACTGCTGCGGCTTCATCACCTTCTTTTTCACCATCGACTTCTTCTGATTTTGTAGAGTACATAGCGTGAAGTTTATCAAAAGCAGCTGTTAGCTGAGACTTTTTCATACCCTTCATTTCTTTATACATTTGATTCAGAATTTCAGCTTTGGTTTTAGGGGCTTCTTCTTCCTCTTCATCGTCGTCGCCTTCAACTTCCTCGTCGATTTCTTCTTCGTCATCGTCGTCTTCGTCTTTAGCTTCTTCGATATCTTCTTCGTCTTCGTCGTCCTTTTTGGCTTCGTTGACTTCTTCTGTGTCGGACTCTTCTTCAGTATCTTCTGTACTTTCGTCGAGTTCAACTTCTTCTTCTTGGCTTTCACCTAGAAGAGTCTTTAAGACTGTTTCAGAAAGACTAGTTTCTTGTGTTGAATCTTCTGCAGTCTCCTGCTCCGTTTCTTCAACAAGAGTATCTTCTTGAACGTCTTCGATTTCTTTAGTATCTTCTGACATATCTTGTGTCCCTTGTTTTAACTATTATAGTTTGGAGAGGAAATCCGCAAAGATTCTTTCTTGTGCTTCAGTAATCCGCCTAAGAGGTGTCTTTTGAATTTCAGTCTCATACTTTTCAATTTGTTGAGGTTTTAAGATTCCATTCTCCCAAACCCATTCTACACCTTCCATTATGCCATCTACGAAGGCCTTTGGTGCGGAGGGGTCTTGGACAATATCAACAGTTGAAAGAATATAATCATCTTTCACGTAAGTTTTATTATCTTTTTGTTCAACAGTTCCCATACCACGACTAGAAACACCTAACTTTACTCCACCTTCCATAAGTCCTTTCACGATTTTCCCCATCGGTGTGTCAAGTATCAGTGCTCTTCCAACAACATTATTACCCTCAAATTTGAGATTGGTAATTTTGTGTGAAACTTTATCTAAGTTAATTGTAGGTCCTGTCGGGTGGTCTAATTCACCAACCGCTCGACCTGTCTTAACTTGCTCCGTAACGTACTTTTTGACGGCTTCGGCCAGTACTTCTTTCGGATAAATTCTTTTGTTACGATTTTCTGACTCGCTTTGCATAAACACACCTTCGATAAAGACGTTTTTCTTTCCGTCTTTTTCTTCAGTGAGATAATCGAGTCTCTCGTCTGTATGCTCAGTTATTAGTAACATTGTCTTCTGCTTCCGTTTGATTGAAGATATCTCCAGTCATTTTAACTCTTTTCACTTCGAGTGCATCCTGTAATTTATCTTGTATCGCGGAACCAAACGCCTGTTGAGCGACTTCTTTATCATCAGTCACTATGGCGTTAAATAGTTGTTTCGTTGATTCAGTCATAATCTCTATTTATAATTTAGTGTTTTTTGAGAGTTTTACATCTCATCTTCATCTGGTGACTTTAATATACCAGCTTTTATTTCACTATCAATTTCTTTATCCATTCTATCAATATCTTCATCATTCTGATGTAGAATATTGTTTCTTAACCATTTAACTGAATAATATTTACCAACTAACTCTTGGAAGTCATTCGCCATGGTTAAGCGTTCTTTCATTATCTCAAATCCTTTTAGTTCGGAGAAATAATTATCTTCGAGGTAATCGATATTAATTTTTTCAGATATTTCAGGCCACTCTTGAGGAGTTATAATACCTTTTAATATCAACTGAACTTTAAGGGCATCAAAGAATAATTGTGAAAATCTTTTTCTAATTCTATCAATGAATCTTTGGAACTTAACTTCGTCTCTAGAGATTTCAGTAGCTCTTCCAAATGTATATTGAGCATCATCTTCTAATCTACTAACAGGAACATTCAGAGCTCTGAATAGTTTCTTTTGAAAATAGATTACGTCTTCGATTTGACCAAGGTTATCTCCACCAGGCAATGTAGTAATTTCAGTTCCTCTACCACCTTCTCTACGAGGTAAGTAGAAATCTTCTAACATTGACATATGTCTTCGGTCATCAGTAATCTCTCCAGTCTTAGCATCATATACTAATTTGTTACGATATTTTGCAACAACATTTTGTACATATTCTTCTGCTTTATTCTTTGGAAGGTTACCTACATCGATATAAAAAATTCTTCGCTCAGGAGCTCTGGATACTCGATAGACCACCAGAGAGTCTTCCATCATGCGTAATTGGTTTACCAGTTTAATGGCTTTGTGAAGATGTGACACGACTCTTTTACGGCTCGGGTCAGTGATACCTGAGTTCGCAGTAATGATAGATTCTTTAGCAATCTTGACACCACTGATGTTTGCGTTTTTGCCTGATGATTTTGAGACGTATTTTTCTGAGTAGACATAGTATTCATTTACAATTTCTTCGTATTCTACTTTTGTTTTGGGGTCAGTTTTCTTTTGAACTTCTTTTACCTTTGTTAAGGCTAAAGGTTCAATCGGTCGAAGTTCTACAATACCCCTTTTAGGATTTTTGTCATCAATGATAGTTTGAAAGTAACATCTACCATCAACATACCAATCTCTAAAAATTTCAGAAGCTCTTAAATTAAATTTTAACAATGTTAGAACATTATTAAATTCTTCTACCATCTGTTTCTTAATTGAATCTGATTGTGGTAATTCATCTACAATCAATTCAACGGGAGCTGATTTATCGGAATGCGCAATTGCTTGGTCTACAATATCACTAACTGCCGCATCACACTCGGGCTGACGAGAAGCTTCTCGATATTTTAAAATTAAATCGTGTTCCGAATCAGAACTTGTGCCGTCCATGTCAATGTATTGACCATAGAAAGCTCCAGTTGCATTTGTGGTAACTGAAATACCACCAATGTCATCATTATACGGGATAGGCGAGATTTTTACTTTTTTATCTTCGTCTGTTCCCGCAACTTTTCGCGTTATGTTGTAACCAAATAGTTCCATAATATATATTTATAAGAAATAGAGTTAGGGCGACGAGGAAAAAAATCCTCGTCGCCTCTCTATTTAAATGTTAGGTTGTAACGTTGGCTGACTCCCAGTATTGGTAAGCGAACTCAACGGTATATTCTGCCAAGGCATCAGTTGTTTCATAACTTAAATCAACTGCGCCAAGGTTAACAGGGAATGCTCCACGAATGGTGCATGATTTGATAACATTGTCATTTCTGTCCAATTGCTCAACCAACAAGTCTGCTTGGTAATCGACTGGATTGACCAATCCTGTACCATTAGCGTGTTCATTGATACCATTCAACCATCTCTCGAAAGAGTTGCGAACAGTCATACCTGATTCTTGGATAATTGTTGCTGTCCAATTCTCAAAGGTACGGTCTCCAGCAATCTTTAATTGACGACCTCTGAAAGGTATATCAATTTGAGCTACCACTGAAGAGGGTAACTGAGCAGCTTTACACATGAATGATGTTAACTCACTATCACCCTGAGCATAGCCAGGGAAATTGATAGTACAGCGGAACAGGTTTGGTCTTGCTCCACCGCCTGTTAATTTCGATTTAAAATCGTCTACTCTAAATGTTGCCATATCTATTAATCCTTTCTATTATTTATACATTCCCAACGATTTCGCTAAACTCAACTCCTGTGCGTGTTGCAATGAAGTTAAGAGTAATGAAGTTAATGGAACGTGCTGGTTTAATGTAGATATCCGCAACGAATCTGTTAGAATCGATTACTTGTCCAGTATTATTAGTTTCATCACAAACTACTAAGAAGTCTGTAATTCCACGTCTACCTTGAACGTCTCTCAAGAATGGCTCAACTAAGTTTCTGAATGAAGCTCTTGTGAACTCATCATTCAACTCAAAGAGTTGGAACTTAGCGGCTGTTGCTATAGCTTTCTCAAGGGTAATGAATAATCTACGTACATTAATTCTATCGAAGGCTGATGGTTTAGCTTGTAGAGTTTTATCTCCAAACAACACTGTACCTTGGCCAGGGAATGTGACTAGAGGATTGATTCCTGCTTTATATAGTTCATCTCTATCGGCTTTCTTCGGATTATATGCCAACTTAGTGACACCTCGAAGTTGTCCTCTATTGAACCCACCAGGTGAGAACCATGGTTGAGCAACTTGGTCAGTATTAGCACAAAGACCGGCTAAGTGACCTTGAGTTCCGATATAAAGGAACTTATCATTAAACTTATCGTATACATAAACTGCAGTTGAACCAAGAACTCCATAAGAATTTCTAGGTGTGATTGCAGCTTCTGTTGATTGTAAGAAGTCTAACACGTTAGTCAAAGGAGAAGTCGTATTAACTGTGTCATCAATAGATGGGGTGATAAATGCTACCGCATCTTTTCTCTGTGTTGCTATTGATAATACTTTATTAGCTAATGTTGAGTTTCCGTCTGTATCTGCTTCTGTGAAAAGTAAATTTACATCTACGGTTTCTGAATCAGCGAATTCTTCAAGGGCTGTAACGACATCACCATCTGTTCGAGATGATGCATCTACTCCGCCACCTAAATCATATTTACCACCTTCTTTACCAGCGTCTTGAGCATAAACCCAGTTAGAACCTTTATTAATCACTTCTTTGAAATAATTATTAGTTCCGTCAGCTTTTCTACCAGATGGGCTATCACTTAAGAATGACCATCTTTCTACTTCTGTTTCTACATTACCATTACCGGTTAAAGCATCGGCTGTAGAAGTGATAAGAACGTGAACTTCGCCATTACTTGGTGTATTGTCGAATTGAGCATTAGCTAATGTAGAAGCTCTAGTACCAGTACCAATTTGTAAGGTCTTAGCATTTCCACTATTAACAACATATACATTAGTATCATTACCTAGAGCTCCAGCATATCTTGAATAATATCCTGCTCTTAGCGAAGCTGATAATGAATCGAAGTTATCATCATTTTTAATCAAAGTAGCTCCACTACCAGCAACTGCTGCAGCTGAGACTGAAGGGCTTAAGTTGTGATTACCTTGTGTTCTTGGGTAAATCTCAATACCATCTTTGAATAGTTTTAATTTAGGTGAATTACCTTCTGCAACCGCAATGTCATTATTTGCGAAGTATCCGCTACCTTGACTAGTTACAGTTAAAGAGTCTAATTGATATCCTATGTTCAATTGTGCTCCACTACCTTCTCCACCTGTTGTTGCTACGTTTGAGAAAACTGTAGGTTTAGATAGACTTGGTGATGAATATACTACTTCTCTTCCTATTACAGATAAAACTCCACCAGAACCACTTACAGATTGAACTGTAAATTGTCCAGTTTGATTTTCTCCTAAAGTAGCTGAGATAATATTGCCAACCGAATATCCTGTACCGGCCGAAGCGACACTTGTACTTGGACTATCAATTCCATATTTTGGTGTGACTATTGCGCCACTACCTTGTGTTGAAGTAATTGAGTATTCGTTATTTCCTAATTGAGTTGATGATAAGATATTACTTAGAACACCAGGGTGATTTGGTGATGTATCAACTGCAATTGATGTGATTCTACCACCAGCAGGTGAGCTGGCAGCATTCTTTAATGCGCTATCAGTAGAACGTACTACTTTCAATGCATTACCGTATTTTAAAAACGAAGATGCCGTGTAAAAGGAACGAGCATGATAGTCGTCCGGTTTACCAAATTCGTTTGCGAGTTCCGTTTCCGAACCAATGAGTTGTATTTCCTCGATAGGTCCCCAACGGAATTGTCCGGCATAACCACCAATAGAGGTAGAGACCGCCGGTACTACATTTGTTAAGTCGATTTCTTTGACCTCGACCCCTGCAGATACTTGGAATGCCATGGTTATTTTCCTTTGTCAGTTAGTTTAATTATAAGTTGGATACATAACAAGATTTTTTATCACTCATTTACTTTTCTATTTATAGATAGTAAGTTTTAGAGAGAATCAAATCTACGTTGTGCTTCAACCACAGTATCATACCAGGTATCACCCATTGACCTTTTTTCTTGTATTACACCTATCGGAGGTAAGTCATCTTCAACTTCTTTTGCAGTTTGAGAATATAACATTTGTTTTAACTCTTGTTCTGATACATTACCAAAAGCTTCAGAGGAAACAAACCAACCAAAAAGAACTAGATTCATTACTAAGTCGTCGTGATTACCATCACTTGCAGCATAACTTCCACCTCTTACTTCAAAGGTAGTTAATTCTTGAATAGTCTCTTCATCGACTATATGTAATTTTCCTAACTCAATAATATCTTTTAAATTAGAACATCCAATCCGTTTAGTCTTTTTAGTCATAGTTACTCCGACACCGTCTGACCTTACGGTAGATTCTACAAATAAATTCTCATATTCATATTCATAGTAAATTGAATTACAGACAACTTGACCGATATCATTATTTTCTACAATAACAAGAGCATCATTATATTGTTTGGCTATTTTGATAAGCAAGTCTGGTAATATCAAAGGACTAATTAAATTATCTCTAAATGTTGCAACTTGTTTAAAATAATTTTGTTTAACATCTATAACATTAAAAGTTGAATAATCTTGGCCTCGACCTTTTGATACGTCGACAGTCATAATATAAACGTGCCCTGGCTCTGGATTCTCATATATTTTTAAACCATCTTTATATTTTATAAACTTAGATGATTTCAAACCAAGTAAACATGTTGGAGATATTAAAGTATTAGAAGTACCAAGAAAGTTATTACCAAACTCTTGTTCGAACTGAAGCTCCGATGTATTAGATATGGTTTGTTTCTTCCACTTCTCATCTCTACCTGGTACATCCCACCAATCAACTCGAAATGGCTTAAACTCATTATCATTTTGTTTAGCGCCTTCATATAATTTATAATATAGATTACCAACACCATTGGCAGTAGATGTTATAATGACTTTTGTTTCGGTACCCGCGGTAATTACAGGATAAGTAGATGTATAAAATTCATTTGCTCCTTCAACGAAAGCAAACTCGTCAAGGAATAATAAGTTAACCGAAAGACCACGAATAGATGATGCTGATGTGGCTCCTGCTATAATTTTAGAATTATTAGAGAAAGCCATTGAACCTTTATTTAATTCTTTAGCACCAGGTTGTAAGAAGTGTGGTAAATTTTCTAAAGCTAAGGTTACACGAGCTAACATCTCGCGCGCGGTGGCTCCTTTATTTGCAAGGATAGCAACCGTCTTATCTGCGTTAAAGATAGCATACCATAAAATATAAACAACCGAACAGATTGATTTACCTGATTGGCGACATGCAAGAACTATGTTAAAACGATTCTGATTGAAATGTTCAAACATCTTCTTTTGATAACTATAAGGAGTAAAAGGAATTAAACCTTCGTCGAGTGATATTACCTTTACATATTTTTCAGCAAAGTAATTCACGTCGTTCATACATTTGGCGTATTCCTTTACTTCCTCTTCGGTAAATTGGTGTTCAACACCATCTCTCTTAACGAGAGCATTACCTAGATATCCTGCACTAGTGTTCGGGAGTGACATCGATCGCTTTCTTAGTTTCTCTCAAAGCCTTCTGTAATTCTTTAGTAGAGCCAACAAAGATTGCGTTATTGGTCGTCCGATTTGAAACTGCGTCTTTACCTTGAGTAATTTCTTTTCTCTGTTTCTGAACTTGCAATAGCTCTTTTGTTAAGTCTCCGGTTTGTTTTATCATATTAGATAAAACTTCGAAAGCTCTGGGATGTTCAGTCTCTGAAGCAATAACTGATAGGTGTTCTAATGCTTCAGTAGATTGGCCAATTAATTTTTTTAAATTCTCACGAACGAATGCAACATCCGTCTCTGTGTCGTGAACAATATCTTCCGCATGAGATTGAAGTTTCACTGGCGCGGGTGGGTTCTCCATATTTGATTGAAGAGCCTTCATCATCTTGTCTTTTTTCTCACTCATATTAAATTATCTTTGGTCCAGTAAATCCGAATGTAGTTGTCGCTATGAAGTTATTTGGTGATGAATTAGGAGAATCAGTTGAAACTTTAACACCTGAGAATGGTGATAGATGTGTTGCAACCGCTGCACCTTCTGGTGAATTGTGGAAATAAACTTCTGCAGTTTTAATAATTGCTGATTTAGCAACTGAACCATAGAAATTAATTTTCATAGTAAATTCTAGAGTATATGTTAATACTCTAGATGATTCGTAATCACCTTCATAGTCATCATTTAGTGTTACTGAATTTAAAATGATTGGAACATCCATAGTCATACCTGGTCTATGGAAGTCTTTTATACCAACCGTATAATCGGGTTTAAATGTTGGTAATATTTGTTCTACAATTTGTAATGCTGAATCTTGGTCTTTAGCGATAACAGTTAATGTAATTCCAAGATTATAAGGTACCCCTTGAAATAAAGTATTTCTTCTTTTAGGACTATCAGCGCTTACTGGGTAAACCAGTTTATTCATCTTATTAAGAGTACGAGCAGTGTCATAATCAATAGAAGATATTTCGAAAGACATTCTGGGTAGCTTAATTGAAAGTCTATCGGTGTCGGCTCCTGCATCATTTATTTTGCTTATAAACTTTTGTGTAGGACCATAAGCAATCGGTACCCTTTCTTTTGCTTTACTTGGTTTTGTATAATAAAGATTATTAAACAGAGTTCCAAACACCGCTATGGACTTTCTGACCGTCTGATTGTAAAATGGAGTTCCGCTAAGCATTTGGTAATCCGAATGGGTTGGAGATTGAGAAGTCTATAAAATTATTTCCTATTGTTTCAAATTCTGAGTTATCTGAATCGGGGTCTACTGATTCCATCTGGGCCAAGTCAGTAGCCAAGTCTGTTCCTAAATCTGTTATAGTATAACTTGCGGCAGATGTTTCTCCTATAATGTTGTTTCCGTCTACTACAAATGTAATATTTGGTGAATCATCAAATCCTTGTATTCCATAGACATCTAAGTACTTATTAGTAGAATCCCAAGCTCCGACTTCAGCCGATATGGTTCGTGTACCTCCGGTAGATGCATCTGGTATAATTTGAGAAATATTTTCTCCAATTTGATAGTCGCCTGACCCAGTTCCTAAAGTTAATCTTTGTCTGTCTGCAAATTTAGTTTCATAAGTATCAATTATATCAACTCCGGTATCGATATCTTCTCCGTTATATCTAAAGAGCTCACACTTTAATTGAAATGTTGGAAGATTTTGTAATTGATAGAATGGGTCTTCTGCTTCAACAAAAGTAATTTCAAAAAGACCTTTTGCAAATGGAAGATAAATTAAATCACCTTCCATCGGCCTTCTAGTAACAGACCTATCTAAATCGGTATCACTTGCAACATGTCGGCCAATCAATTGTTCCCATCGACGATTTGCGATAACCAATGTTACTTGGTCTTTGATTTCAAGGCCAAACTTAGAAAGTAAATCACCTTCACCTTCATAACCATCTACATTAGCAACATATGCTTCAATCATATATGAAGAACCAAATGAACTTAATTGGTCTTCATTAAAAATAGAGTCTTCATTGACTATTTTGCGGGGAATGTAATAAGCATCATGGCCATAGATTCTTAAACCTTCTATGGTTATGTCTTCATAAAGATTTTGTTCTGAGGTTGTTCCTTGACTAAAGTATACATTTCTTGGCATAACATATTTAACCTATGAAAAAGTGAGGTGGCATCTCATGTTTAAGAAGCATCTCTTCTTCTAACTTAGTAATTTCTTCTCTAGCGTCATCAAAAATCTGTCTACCATTAAGAGTAACTCCACCTGGTAGTTGCATACCCTCGAATTTAATTAAATTGGTACCCCATTGTCTTTTTATAAGAGCGGTAAGATATTTCTTTAAGAACATATCATTATAAACATCAGTAAAAGTATCGGGGTCGACTACTTCATATCCATCAAAAATAAGATAATTACCAACACCTAATCCACTAGGACTTTGATAAGTTTCTTCACTAAAGAATGTTACTCTATTTTTATGTCTACTAAATTCTAATTTTTCAGTTACTCCATTAATGTTTCTTTGAATAAGAGACATATATTGTTTCGTAATTTCATAATTAACTAATCCACCACCATAAGGTCCACCTAAATCAAATATATCATTTAAATGTAATTGATAATCTACGCTAAACATTCCAGCAGTTGAACCTGAAGCCTGTATGTCTAATACGTTATTAACTGATAAGAAAGTGTTAGGTATTTCAATATAACCATTATCAATATCTGTTTGAGTTAGCTGATGTTTACGAAGATTTCTTACAACCGCATCTCCGTGATATTCTTGGTAATACTGAATAGCTTCATCAACTCTATCTTCGAGTTGGTCTTCATCTACATTAATCTCAATGACAGGAGCACCAAGAGCTCTTAAGCAATAATCGATAAGTGTTTCTCTGCTATTTGGTTTTGCCATATTAAATCCTTTATTCTATTTATATAATTAATGAAGGTCTACCCAAGCACCGTTAGCCCGACCTTGAAACTTATTTGTTGTCGAATTATATATCACCATTCCATTTACAACTCCAGTTGCGCTATCTCGTTGTGTGGTTGTGAACGAACCAAATTGAAATAATTTCTGAGTCCCAACTGAAACTTTACCATTGAGTTCAATTGTTCCGCCTGCAATCTCAACATCGTCAGTTCCATTAGTTATCAGTATATCTTCAATAGCACTGTTTCCCGCACCACTTATTACAAAATTGCCTGAATCGTAGTCAGTCCTAATATATGCACTATTGCCGTAATTTGAAGCTGTGCCAAATTGTAATACCTCGACTTGTTCAGAATCTGCAGTTATTTGAACTATAGAATTGCCGGTGCTATTCTCAAACCGCACTCTGTCATTTACATCAACATGAAAACCTGTAGCAGGATTAACATTAATACCGATATCACCGTCTGATGCAATTCTTAATCTCTCGACATTAGCAGTCTCAAAAGTAATAAC